TTTAATTTTTAATGATCTTGTTACATGTTCTTTTTGAGTAGCAGTTGCTGGATTAGCAATATCATCTTCTGCTTCTTTATCTGAATTGTACTCATAATTAGTTTGTGTATTTCTCAATACTACTTCAGTTTCGCATTTTACAACTGGTACTTTCTTACCATTTATTATTGTGTATGCTACTTCTGCTTCTTCTTTAAATGCCATTTATCCTCCTAATCCCTGTTAATTTCCAATATACTTACAAAACCTTCAATAGCTCCTCCAACAGAAGCTTGTACTCTTAATACATCATTTTCTTCTAAAATTAAAGACCCAGATATCATATTTTCAAAAGTTTTAGCTGCAATTACTTTGTGTGATATTTCATATTCCGTAGTAGCTGAATTATCATAAACAAATACTTCTAATTCAGGGTTAGATCCAGCGTGATTATTAGCTTGTATTGTTTTAACAATGGCTCTTGAATTCGATGGTGGAGTGTAAACATCTGTTTTATCTGTGGTTGCTAAATCAAAAAAAGCGTTTTTATATATGTTTGCCATTAGTTAGTTTGCTCCGTAAACCAAGTAAACCTTTCAGTCTCTTGTTTTAACTCATCTAAGAAAGTTGAATTCAATTGTTCTGTTATCAAACTAATTGCTCTATTAATTTGTTTTTGGTTAGAAACATCATATTCTTCTTTTGGTTCAGGTATTCTTATTACTATTTTAGCCATGTTTATATGATATCCAATCTAAATTTTTTTTATTTTTTAAACTAATAATATATGAATTAATATTATTCTCACATAACATCATATTTTTATTTTTATTATATAATTTATGTAAAGCATTTTCACCTGTAACTGAATAAACAAAAGAAAGTTTATTTCTCTTTGCTTCTTTTTCTATCTCATCAATACAAATTTTCATAGCCTTATATAATTTAATTTTACTAACTTTTGGATTTGAAAATATTCCCCACATAAAACTTAGTTTAGAGGTTTTATCTATAAACAAACCCGCTGCACACATTGGTTCTTTATCTATTACTATAATACCCACCTTCGGTAAAACTTCTTTAGGTATAGCATTATCCCAATCATATTGTTTACACCAATTAGAGATAGTAGAATAATCTTTACTTACAATCCATTTTCTAGCTTGCATTAATAATGTCTACGTTATTCCCACTATCTTGTTTTGCGTACAGTTTCCAATTATCAAAAAAATCTTCTTCATTATTCATTAATTTATCTTGTTCATTTACTTCAAAGTAATCTGTAAATAAAATGTCATTAATTAAAATTCTTCTGTTTTCAGAACCAAATACATAAACTGTGTGTTCTTCATTCCCTAATAATTTACCATGTTCACTATCTTCGACTCTAACCCATTTATTATTTTCACTAACCATGTGGCTACCAGATACTTTGATACCTTTATAATCATGTAAATTTTTAACTAAGAATTTACCTGTTGCAAATACTTTACCACCAATTGCAACTTCATTGCCTAGATCAACTTGTTCTACTGGTTTTCTAGTTCCATCTAACATAGTAATTAAAGTTCCTTTTAAGAAGCAACCGCCTCCGCCGCCTCCGCCTCCGCCGCCACCTCTTTGACTTGGTGGTCCAGCTTGTCCTTTTGTTGATACAGGTCCTTTAGATTTTGTTCCAACATTACTTTGACCTCTTCCTCTATCTGGAATTGATTTAGATCTAGATTTAGTGCCTGGTTTTGTAGTTCCTGTTGTTCCTTTAGATTTAGTGCCTGGTTTTGTAGTTCCTGTTACTGGTCCTCTTCCACCTGTTCCTGGTTTTGTAGTTCCTGTTGTTGGTCCTTTAGGTTTAGTTTTTGTTTTTGTTTTTGTTTTAGTAGTTGCATCTGTTTTAATTTTTCCAGAATCTACATATAAATTATCAAGATCATCCATAATATTAACCTTTTTATCTAGTCCTAGACTAGCCATAAGATCATCACTGATAGTTGAAAAATCTTTATCTAAACTTTTTGGAGTATCTATTATATTTTTTATTGTTTCAATTCCAGTAGGTGCTCCCGGTTTTGTTACTCCTGTTACTCCACTATAATCTGGAAAAGAAGATGTTGGTGGTGAAACCATATCCATTATTGGATCTCTATATTTAGTAATAGGTTTCGTACCTAAAATAGTTTCAATTCCTTCTAACATATCACTTCCACTGTCATCTTCAGCTGTAGTAATACCTTCAGTTATTTTTTCAGCTGTTGATTTGTAAGTTGGATCTTTAGCTTTTTTCTTTTGATCTGAAATACCTGTTGTTAAGTCTTTTGCTGCAAAAAATCTTCTTTCTGCTTCATCAAGTGCTGCCAGTTTTTCTTCTTTATATGTTTTTCCAGTTTTAGGATTAATATTTGTATCGCTCATTTTTGCATTAATCAGATCTCTTCTTTTTTGAAAAGTATCCGCATCAGTACGGTAAGCACTATAACCTGCCATAATATTTTCTGCCGTATTTATTGTACCTGGAGTAGCTGCAACAAATCTTCCAACATCATCAATAGCAAAACCTTGACCCGTTAATTCGTTTTCTAATATACCTCTATCACTTGTAGGTAATAAAGAACCTATTCCTTCTAAAATTTTTTTACCCGGCATCATTCCCGCTAATTTTTCTATTCCTGTCTTTGGTCCAACGTTATAATAATCTGGATACATATCCATAAATTTATTTGCTTCTGTTTGTGTTCTAAATCCAGTTCCATATTTATTTATATCAAATTGAGAATCTCCAGATCCAATTAAAGAAGTTTCACCAAACTGTCTTGCAGCATAAGGACTGTAATTATCTTTAGTTTTTGTTCTATTAGGATCAGGATTGTAAACACTAAATCCTTCTTCATTGCCACCTGGTCTAGGTAATTGTTTTATTGGTTCTGGTACTACAGGTGTTGGAACCGGGGTTGGAATTGCAGGTTGATTAGTTCTATCATACCTAAAAGTTTCAGGTAATGCTCTGTTTAAATATGCTTGTGCTAAATCAAATAAAGTTGCCATTATCTACGTCCGTCTGGTTGTATATCTATTCGTAATGTACCAAAGCGCCAAGACTCACTAACATCAGTGTTTTCTATCTTGATATTAACAAACCGGCCTCTGGCTCTTGTATCCTTTTTATCAGTATTTGCGTTGATTGTAAAGGGACTCAAAGAAGTAGTTGTATCTGATTGTTGAGGATAACGTTTAACTGCTAAAGTTACTTTTGCATTACCTTGTAAGTCTTTAAAATCAGGTATAAATCTTCTCATAGCTAAAAATACATCACCTGATGTGCCTTGGCTTTGTATATCAAAATCATATGATTTTACAAACGAGGTAACCGTTGTAGTACTACCATCAGGATTTACTTGATCAGTTCCTACCTCATGTTCAAATAAAGTAGTTTGACCTAAACCGTCTTCACCAATAATAACTGGGAAAGTACCGGTAGCTGAGTCATTAAATTTAGTAGCTGAAGGTTTAGGATATACACTAGCATCAATCCAAGATGTTCTAGATTCTGTTCCTATATACCAAACACCACCTTCTACTTTTTCTCCATAGTTTAATACTACATATTGATCATTATAATCAGAACTAGTTGAGGGATAATACCAAGTTACTTCTGTAAATTGATTATTTAATCCAGCATAAATTTGTTGACCTTTTGTAGTATCTGCTTGATCATAAACATAATCTTCAACAGAACAAGGTAAAGATTTAACTGTACCATCAAACATAAAGAAACCATTATTAGACATCCAAAACGCAACACCATCAATTTCAACAGCTGCATTTTTACCTATCAATCCGCAGTTAGTACCAACTTGCTCAAAGCCAAATGTAAAAGGTGCTCCAATAAATTTCATTGTGTACAATGCATTATCTGTCCAAACAAGAATTGCTTCTTTTGCTTTTAGTGAACCCATAATTTTTGTACCATCCTGTAATCTTTGTGAACCAGCTGAGTTAATTGCAGTTGGTGTGTAATCATTTATATCTTCTTGATCAGAAAATCTTATAAACATGTCATCTTGAGTTGCTGTATTTCCAATCGTTGTCTCAGTTCCTAAATGAATTAGGTGACGTGTTGTAGGTGATACTAAAGATACTCTAGTTGCTGTTGGGTTATTTGTTGTCTCGAACCCTGATGTAGTTGTTGATGCTCTTGTTGTTAATCTTGAAGCGTCCCCCGCATTCCATGTAAAAGTTTTTCCATTTGCAATTGTTGCAACTAATACTTGACCAAAGTTACTTAAACTCCAGAGGCCTGGTTCCAGACTCACGTCAGATGCAGAAGCGGCTTCTCCCCAATTACCACTGCCCCAGGTGTCAATACCCCAACCATAACCATAAGATTGTTCTGCAGGTCCAACTGTCTCATAAGGTTTAACTTCTAGACTACCTCCCGTTGCAACCGTTGCTGTAGCATTAGAACTTTGTGTAATTGTAAATACACTTGAACTTGTAATACTTGTTACTTGAAATAATTTATCTTCAAAATCTGAATCAACATAACCTGTGCCTCCCGGTAAAGTTACATTATCTAATAATACAATATCACCAGAACTTAAACCATGAGAAGTTTTTGTTATAGAACAAACAGCTGAACCAGATGTAGTTGCAATAGTACAAGATGT